GAGGGGGGGGGAGGGTGGGGGCTTTCACGTGGGACTCAAGGAGAGGCGAGTTGGGGCGCTCCGGTTGGAGCGCCAGGCGTCGAAGAAGATTCAGCAGATTGCAGCGGGGCGTTATGACCCTCTTGGGTCGCGGAGTATTTTGCATGATATCAATAACGGCCGGTATGGTATTGATATTACCGGCACCAAGTATGATCCGCGCAAGTCAGAACGTCTTGTCAAACGGTATACGGGTAAACAGTTGGACGCCCACATTGAGCGGCTGAAGGGTTTCATGACGCCGACCGTCGGCTTCTACCGGGATCATGAAGGTCACGTGGTGACGTCGCAGGCGATGCGCTCGTTGTATACCGCGGTGAAGTCTGCGAACGCCAAGAAGGAGGCTTACGTCAAGAAGTACGAGGAAGTCAATCCCCCATGGCTGGGCCCCGACATGACGGTCGGCCAGTATGACAGGACGTTCAGGCAGCGCATCAAGTTCGACGGGTCCGCGATGACTGAGAATCTGCGTCGTGGGGGTTTCCCCAAGCCCACGCAGTTCATGAGGCCGGATGCGATTGCGATGCGCGAGAAGAAACTGCGCGAAATGATGAATCCCGCTGACATCAAGGAGAAAATTGCGGGCATTCGGCAGAATATTGTTAATATGTCCCTGTATACGGGAAGCGATCTGCCGGATAAATTCATGAGTCTTGATGACGAGACGCTGTATTTTATGTGGACTCATGATTCAAATCTCTCCGATGCCTTGGGAATGGTGTACCTCGGTACGCTTCCTGAGAATGAAGAAGACGGTGACGCTTATATATTTGCTGAGTTGGGCGAGGATCGGCTGCAATCGTTGTGGGAAGATGTGGAGGGTTGGTCCCTTGAAGAAGCGTACCGAGATACGCCTGAACAGCGCCGACTTCGAAAGCGTGGACGACGTAAGCCCAGAAACAGGTCTCGCCGTCGGAAGTAGGGTGTGGGCGTGGGGAGTGCAGAACATCCATGACCTGGAGCAGTACGACACGGGCACTGATATTGAGTCGTTCATTCGGTTCATCCTCCACTCCCCCAGTATCACCTACTTCCATAACCTTGCTTTCGACGGTGTTTTTATTCTGGACTACCTTCTCAAGGCGGGGTACGAAGTGACCGAGGATCGCAGTGTCTCCCACCGCATTGAGACGACGATTGACGGGTTCGGCAAGTTTTACCGTATCATCGTGCATGCGGGTAAGACGCGCGTCGAGTTCCGGGATTCGCTGAAGAAACTCCCCATGTCGGTGAAGGCGATCGCGAAGACATTCGATCTCCCCATTCAGAAGGGCGAGATTGATTACAAGAAGAAGCGCCCTGTCGGATACTCCCCTACTGACGAGGAATGGGCGTACCTGCGTACCGACGTGGAGATCATGTCTAGGGCGCTTGTGATTGCATCGAATATGGGGATGGCGGGTCTCACTGTGGCTAGCGATACGCTGAAGAACTTTAAGGTGTCCAAGCAGGGTGAGCGCGGTTTCAGGGAATTGTTTCCTGTCGTCCCAGACGACTGGGATGATGAGATCCGCCGTGCTTATCGCGGTGGGTACACGTACGTGAATCCGAAGTATGCGAAGCGGTTGGTTGGCCCGGGGCATGTGTATGATGTGAATTCATTGTATCCGTCGATGATGCGCATGCGCCCCCTCCCCTACGGCATGCCGCGCCGGTTGGATCATATTCCCGAGTCGGGCTTGTTCATCGTCTACGCAAGCGTGAGTTTCAAATTAAAACCTGGAATGTTGCCGTGCATCCAGTTGAAGAATAATATGCGGTTCGTGGGGACCGAGTACCTGCATGAGGCGGAGAATGTTGATTTGGGGATGACATCGGCTGATCTTGCTCTGTATTGCGATCACTATAATTTTGTGATTCATGATGTGCACTACGTGTATTCGTTTGAATCAACGACGGGTATCTTCGACGACTATACCGATAAATGGAAAAAGGTAAAAGAAGAATCAACGGGTGGCGTACGGGCGATCGCTAAACTGTACCTCAACTCTCTTTACGGCAAGTTCGGAACTCGCCGCACGGTCACGGGGAAGCGTCCCGTGCTGAGGGATGGACATGTAGCGCTTACGAAGGCTGAGCATGAAGAACGAGATCCCGTGTATACGGCGATGGCATGCTTTATCACCGCATGGGCCCGCGACTTCACGATAAGGGCGTGCCAGAAGAACTGTGATTCGTTCTGCTATGCGGACACGGACTCCATGCATCTCCTGTCCCCCGCTACTGGCATCGTCGAGCATCCCACTGATTTCGGTTCCTGGAAGCGCGAGGCCGACTTCGAGGTCGCCGTGTACAATAGGGCGAAGCAATATGGTGAGCGAATCAACGGTGCTGACGAAATTCATGTGGCGGGACTGCCGAAGAATATTGCGAGTCATGTCACAGTGGAGGACCTGCTCTCCGAACAGGTATGGCATGGTAAACTAGTGCCACACAAGGTGCCCGGCGGGGTTACCTTGAAGGAAACATGTTTTACGTATAAGGTTGATTGATATGAGCAAGAAGAATGTGACTACTACAATTTCCACCGATCTGCACGCCTTTCTCGACGAGAAGCACTGGGCCGAGCGGAAGAGCCTCTCTGCCCTCCTGGCTTCGTTGATCGAGTATGCTGCCGTGCAGGAGCTGGGGTATGAGCCGCCGGCCGCGGAGTCGGATGACGCCGCGTGAGGATAGCCTACGGCGTGAAGTCGCCTGACGCGATGTTCTTGAGACTGGCCGTCTTCGTCAGCCGTTCTCCGTCAAGCCGGTGATATGATAGGGTGAGTGCATGAGCACTCACCCTATCTTTATGTGAGGAAGTAATGGATTTTCATAATATGATTGATGCAATCCAGAATCCAGGTGAGGAGGGGATCCCTGAGGGGATCTACGATGATCTTCGTGGGGCCTATGATTCTCTTCAGGGTAATTTTGATGCTGCTTCGGAGAAGATCAAGAGCCTGACCGACGAGAACACCGGGTTCAAGGATCAGATCTCTGACCTCAAGTCCAAGTCGTACGATCTTATGACGCAGATCGGGCTGAAGAACGACGACAAGGGCAACGACGACTCGTCCGCCACTGTGAACGGGCCGAGTGATGATGATGGTAGTATTGACGCATTCTTTGCCAACAAAGGAGATAAGTAATGCCTAGGAGCCTCGGGGGCGTCCGCCCTTTCGATAATGTTGAGATCATGAATCGCATCCGGAATGATGCGTCATATGATTATCAGCGGCGCATTCCGGATGTGACGAAGGCCAATGTCACCGAGACGGTGCGTGGTCTCATGCAGTACACGCCCGCCTGGAATGAGTTCACCGACGCGCTTATCAACAGGGTCGGCTCGTATATAACGCGGGATATTTCGTGGAAGAACCCGTTGGCCCCGTTCAAGAGGAATTCGCTTCAGTTCGGTGACACGATCGAGGAGGTTCAGGCGGGCCTCCTGCGCGCTTATTCGTACTCCCCTGATAGGGAGTATGGCGAGAAAGCGATCTTCGGGACGGAGAAGCCTGACGTGGCTTCGCAGTTCCACACGGTGAACCGGCAGGAGTTCTACAAGATCACCGTGAACCGCGACCAACTGCGTCGCGCGTTCCTGGATGACAGTGGCCTTCAGACCTACCTGAACCAGATCCTCCAGATGCCCGCCACGTCTGACTCCTGGGACGAGTTCCTCCTCACCATGAGCCTCCTGCGCGAGTACCAGGATGGCGGAGGTTTCTGGCACACTCAGGTGCCTGACCTTCAGTCTTTGGGCGCCACCAAGGCGGACGGGGAGACATTCATCAAGAAAGTTCAGGCGTGCGCCGGTAACCTCAGGTTCTTGGACACCAAGTACAACGCCGGCAAGATGCCCGTGTGGGCCCGCCCCGAGGACCTTATCCTCATTACGACTCCCGAGGTCATCGCCAACATCAACGTGTCCACCTGGGCTGCCGCGTTCAATCTGGACAAGCAGCAGATGGAGGCGCAGATCATCTCCGTGCCCAAGTCGCGCATCAACATCGACGGGGCCCAGGCCATCCTCACGACGAAGGACTTCTTCGTCATTGCCGACAATCTGCTGGAGAACACGTCCCAGCCGAACCCTGTTAGCCTTGGCCAGAATTATTTCCTGCACCACTGGGAGGTTATTAGCGCGTCCCTGTTCGTGCCCGCGGTTCTGTTCTGGACGGGCGCCGACGACGAGAAGGTCAACATCGTGCAGCCCACGGATCTCGAACTCAAGCCTGACGCGTTCAAGCACGCCGACGGTCGCAACGTGTCCTCCACGGACCCGATGCTGCCCGGCGAGAACGGGTACACTTCGTTCACGATCGCCGGCAAGAACCTCACCGACCAGGAGATCCCGGTCGAGTGGTCGATCACGGGCAACAAGAGCCCGCGGACCCGTGTGTACAATGACGGCGTGTTTGTGATCGGCGCTGATGAGACGGCGTCGAGTGTGAATATCTCCGCCAAGATTATCGGTGGTGGCGTGCTGAAGGCGAATACGGATCCGACCAAGGCGGGTGGCGCGTTTACGTGGTCGCTGGTTGTCAAGCCGGCGCCGCAGGTGTGGCCCAAGAAGTAAGCCACACCACAGTTTCGAGGGCCCTCTCCCCTACCCGGGGAGGGGGCCCTTGAACTATCCCAATTCCAACTAAAACGTTGGAGTTGGAGTTGGAGTGTGCCGGATTTTCTCCACAGACTAGCGGTATAGTACGTATGTTCGATTGCGGGGAACCCCTCCCCGTGCTATGCTGGTTTCGCCTCCGGTCAAGGGATGGATCGGGTGTGGGTTGGGAAACGCACCGCGGCCCCGGGGAGTTCTTGCCACCGTTCTTCGCCCCGGGGCCGTGGTGTATCATTTTGCTATGAATGCTATTACCCGCCCACCGAAAGATGTCGGTGATTTTGGGCTTAATTTTGATTATTCTATTTGGACTCCTAACACTGACGTTTATCTCTGTAATGTTCCGTGGGATGCCACCTACCGCGATGTTGTATGGTGGGACAACTATGATGAATCTTTTGAGGCCATTGTTCATGGCCACAAAAAGCATTCCACGTGGACACAGATTCATGGCCTGACGTATTGCGCTCAAGGGCGTCCGATTCGTATTGATGTGCCGTTCTCCAAGGCGAACACCTATAATTATTTGATTGCCCGGAATAACGAGGACCACGTCAACACGCGCAACACATTCTATTACTTCATTACGTCAGTGGAGTATGTCGCCCCCAACACGACAGAAATCACCGTCCAACTCGATGTGTGGCAGTCGTACATGCACGAGTGGGAAATCACAAGGTGCTATGTCGAGCGATCGCATCTTGGTATTGCTGCCGAGGAGGCGTGGACTGACAACGGGCGCCGCTACCTCACCGCCCCTGAGGGTCTCGACACCGGGGCCGAGTACATTGTCGGCGACGTATGGCGAGAATTTATCGCTGCAACGCCGGTTCCCGAGGAGGGGCAGGAGTACGACACGGCGAACTACGACGTCGTCGTCACGTCCACGGTAGACTTGGAGGAGGACTACGGCAGCGCCGATGACCCGAAATTCACGACGGCGAAAGGCAGCATTGCTGAAGGTCTGCCGAACGGGTGCGCCGTGTACGTCATGCCTGTGGACGCGTTCACGACGATGGCGGAGGCGCTTTCTTATGCGCCGTGGGTGGCCCAGGGGATCGTGAGCATCACCGCCATCCCCAACGGAGTCATTGACTGGGATAAACTAGAAGGTCGGAAAACCAAGCTCCCTGATGTTCCGCATGATGGCAAGAGCGCCGTGAACGCGGACGTGTTTGTCGCCAAAAAGGGTTTCGGTGACGCGTTCCAGAACAACAAGACGATCGAATTGGCTGCACCGTTCCGGACCGACACGCATATTCCGGACCGCTATAAGCACCTCTGGAAATTCTACACAGCGCCCTACATGTGGTTCGAACTGACAACGTTCACGGGAACACCGCTCATGATTCGCCCCGAAGCGATCGTGGACTGGAAATTCAACGTGACCCAATGGGCGCACATCGTGCCGCCGAACCCGAGGATCATGTTCACCGTGAACAACTTGAACGCCTCCTCGTTCGGGGTTACGGACTACTGGAACGGACGGTCCGAGCACTTTGACGTGATGACTGGGTTCGCGAACTTTCCTACGTTCACGCTCACCAACAATTCATACCTCATGTACACCGCGTCCAACGCGCACCAGATCGCTTACCAGCGGCAGAGTGCCGAGTGGGGCCAGCAGAAAGCCTTGCGTGGCGCGTCCACACAGTTCGCTCAGGCGCAGGCGTCCATGCAGCAGGGCACGGACATGACGAATCTTGGGAACGCTTATAATACGCAGATGGCGCAGTACAACGCCAATCAGCAGTTCATGCGGTCCGGCGTGAATGCTATTGGGTCGGGTGTCGCCAGCGCACTGGGTGGTAATATTCTTGGTGGCGCGATCAATGCTCTTACTCAGGGCTACAATATGGGTAACGAGTACGGCACCGCTCTGGAGAATAATCGCATGCGGGCCGAGCAGGCCAGCGCGATGACGAACCTGAAAAATTCCTACGGCAAGTATTTCGCGGACTCCAATCTGCAAATGGCTAAGTTCGCCGCCAACGGAGACTACGCCAATGCGATCGCCGGCATTAACGCGAAGATTCAGGATAGCGACGTGATCGCACCGACGACGTCGGGGCAGACCGGCGGTGATGCGTTCATGCTGTCAGCTGAGGGTTGGCAGATCGTGCTGCGGCAGAAACTCATCGACGTTGGTACGATGGTGCGCATCGGGGAGTTCTGGCTCAGGTACGGGTACGCGATGAACGTCTTCAACCGGCCGCCGAAGAATTTTCGGTGCATGGAGAATTTCACGTACTGGCAGATGAAGGAAACTTATATTCGCTCTGCGACGTGTCCGGAGGGGTTCAAGCAGAGTATCCGTGGTATATTTGAGAAGGGTGTGACCGTATGGCACAAGACTTTCACCATCGGGAGCGCCCTCATTGGAGATAACGAACCGCTGAAGGGGATTCACCTTGACTTCACCTGACATCAACAAGCAGAAGGACTGGGTGGCCAGTAAGATTTATCGCCCCTTCAATGAGGGCCAGGGCGCCGGTTATAAACTGAACCCGGTCCAAACTCGCGAGACCCAGCTCATCGCGATGTATGAGCGCATTCTCATTGAGATGACCTCCAATCGCTTCAAGTGGATTGGGATGCCCGATACGGTTGATTTGCGTTTCCTGGAGATGACTCTCATGCGAGATGCTCTTGCCGTGTTCTATTTTGACGAAGAGTTCCAGCGCTTCATGACCCTCAGGGCCACAGGTCTTGGGGAAGTCAACATGTATGACAATCCCACCGGGTACGTTGTGTATGGAAATCAGGTTTTCTCCCGTCAGCTGTCGGGGAACGAGTGTGTGCCTATCTGGGCGAACCAGACTCGTATTCCGGATTGGGATATTATTTCCATGTACTCCCAGCGTCTTGCCGCACTGGACAGGACGCTGGAGATCAATATGTTGTCGGCGCGACACCCATTCGTGTTCGCTGTCAACAACAATGAATATAATTCGATGGTGCAGGCCTTCAATAAAGTTGTCGAGGGTCAGCCCGTTATTTTCGGCACCGAAGCCTTGAGCGCTGAGTCCATGGCGGAAAAAGTTTCGCTTTTCGATATCGGGTATAAACCCAATCAGATCAAGGACGTCATGGACGCCAAGGTCCGCACATGGAATGAGACGCTCACTCTGCTGGGCATCATGAATGTCAACTCTGAGAAGCGCGAGCGCATGGTCGTCGAGGAAGCGTCCGGCGCCTCGGGTCAGGTGCTCGCCATGCGCGCCGTTGCGCTGAACGAGAGGCAGCGGGCGTGTGAGCGGATCAACAAGATGTATGGGCTGGAGGTCATGTGCGAGTGGAATCTTGATGAGATGACGACGGCGGAGAACGCGGCCCTGGGCGCTGTCGCCGGCGGACTCGCCGACCAGAATCCGGGGCTGGGGAGCACGGACCTGGAGGAGATGCATAAGAATGGCTGATTATACAATAGAGTTGCGTGAAGTGATCGCGCGTCAGGGTGTGGAGAATATCGGCCTGGAGTCGTACCCCATTTTCGATGAACAGTACAGGGACTTTCTGAACCAGAAGATCATCGACCACTACTACTATAATGAAATCGGCCTGGAGTCCGTTGATATGTTCGTGCGGCAACTACGCACGAAGATGAACGAGATCATGCCCTACTATAACAAGTGGTATGAGGCCGAACTTGTCAACATCGACCCTCTCCTCACCCAGGACATGCACTCCAAAGGAGACCAGGAGTCCAGCGGTCGATCGTCGGGCAAACAGGCTCAGGGAGCGAAACAGACGACGACCACGGTCTCGGGCAGCAAAGCCTCGTCGAGGACCGTTCAGTCGGAGACCCCCCAGGTGAGGCTTTCCGGGAACGGTGACTACGCGACGGCCGCCAACGATAACTCGTCAACGTCGGATGGGACGAACGATGTCCGGGGAACCACGTCTGGTGACTCGTCGCAGTCTGCGGAGTCGTCGCAGCGCGGATCGCAGGAATCGCGCTCGTGGGGGTATACTGGGCATGCGCCGCAATTAATTGCGAAATGGCGCGAAACTTTTACGAATGTTGACATGATGGTCATTACGGAATTGCAGGAACTTTTTATGCAGGTACGCTCCAGTAATGACTCTCTCACCGGGAGAAGGGCGACCTATGGCCTCTGGTACTGAGCCGTATAATCCAAATGACATCATCAAGGACGGCGACTATCTTCTTGTTCCGCCGGACTACCGGTTGACGAACACGGTCCCATTTACGTACCGTGACGGGTATACCTATCTCCAGATTCTGGAGGAATTGCGTAAATGGGTTAACAATGGTCTGCGAGATAATCTCTCCAACAACCTGGAGAATTTGGCCGCCGACTACAACATGCGCGTTACTCGGCTCCTAGGTGACGTGCGCAAGGAACTCGAACAATATCATGCGCTGCCCGATCAGTTGCGGGAACAGATCGTCGAGTCAGTACGCAAATATGACGAAGAGTTCAAGCGCTTTCAAGAGACGCTGACACAGTGGACGAAGAGGCAGTTCAAGGACGACAAGTTTAAGGTTTTCAACTGGTTGACGGGTGAGACCTGCGAACTGAGCGAGCTCATTTCGGACCTGCACAACAGGTATACCGTGCACGGCCTTCTCGCCGACGATCTGTCTCGCATGGGTTGCACCGCCGGTGACATCGACAGTTGGCCGGTGAACATCTCCGAATTGGAGACTGAGGGCAAGAATTTTCTCACTCACTTCGGCACGTGGATGTTCTCACCTGTGACGGGCAAGTACTGCTCACCCCAGGATGCCATTCTCAGCATCATGGAGTACGTATCCACCGGGACAGGCGTTATTTCCCATACCGCCCAGCAAATCGAATCGCTTAGCATGCAAGACCTTCAGAATAGGAGAGTAAACTAATGCCCGCCACAAACAAAACCAACAACTTCCAGTTGCCCCTTTATGTGGCGTCCGATCATTTCAGTGTTCTGGGTGACCTGAATGGTGCCATGAACAAGATCGACGAGAACTTGGGGTCCGCACTCACGCAGGCGCGCACTGCGTCTCGGGACGCCACATCGGCTCTCACCGCCGCCAACGATGCCGCAGAGAACACTCATGTCGCCAAGGAGAGCGCCCAGTCGGCGCTCGCCGTTGCCTCCAATGCCAAAGGGGAGAGTTCTCGGGCGCTGGAGAAGGCGACGTCGGCTGCGAATGTTGCGGATACGACGGCTGCGGCGGCCCGTGAGGCTTCCACTAATGCGGCGAACGCACTCGCCCAAGCCACAGATGCGACGGGTAAGGCGAATGCCGCCGCCCAGCAGGCTAACGGTGCAAGCGCTTCGGCGTCGTCGGCCCTGGAGACCGTGCAGTCGCTGTCCTCTCAGATCAACGAGGCCAAAGCGGCGGGTGATAGCGCGAAGACCGTGCGCACCCGCTATAAGAAATTGAAGTCCGGTACTGGGGAGAGGACTGTTCGTGGTTCGCAGGAGCAGAATACGGTGGTGTTCAGTGGCTCGATTCACTTGGACCCGAATGATGTGATTCAGTGTCACGCGCAGATCCACCACAATTCGCGTGCTGTGCACGACCTGCACTGGGGCATTAAGTGCCAGGGGCCGAGCGGTGTCGCTGAGTATAGGTTCAACGCGGCGGTTCCGGGTGCGTTCAACGGCGCATACATTTATAGCACGGTGGATGGTTTCTTCCACGCGGACGAGGGCGGCGGTGATTATGTGTTCTCGCTTTGTTTCCTCGGCCCCAACGATAAGGATACTCGGGTGTTCTTGGACAACACGTTCCTCGAACTTCACTGAGATATAAGCATAACACGCCGTCGGGCTTCCGGCGGCGTGTTATGCTTTTCGCATGGCTTTTGACAACACGCATAAGGCATGCATCATCGCTGTGCTCGCCACCGTGGAGGCGAGCAATAATTATGGCATCATCAGTGCGCCGGATACCCTGTCCCTGGGGATCGGGCAGTGGACGCAGGGGCGTGCATATGATCTGTTGAAGCGGTTCCCGGGTGGCACGTCGTTCGGCGGGACGGTGGATGGTTGGCTTGCTGAGGGGCGGGATTCGTGGACGATCGGGGCGAGGCAGTACTCGTACCTGAATGGGTCGGATCGTGCTGCGTTGTCGGGGGCCCTGGATTCCGAGACGGGGCATAAAATTCAGAACTCTCAGATGTTGGATGATTTGAATAATGATTATATCCCCAGATGTCAGGAACTCGGTCTGGATACTGAGAATGAGACGGAGGCGGCAATGCTGCTCATTGTCGTTATGCACCGGTGGGGTAATTATGCGAAGATTCTGAAGCGGTTGGTGAATGCGTGCCCGCATCCGGCGTCGCTGGATGATATGGCTGCCGCTATTAAGTACGAGGGTGAGTGGTACGCGGTCGGACAGCGTTATGAAGTCGCCTATGACATGATCTCCCGCCTGGAGACCAATGGTATTACATTGAATCCGGGGGACTCGCAGGATCATTCGGGTAACGCTGCGGCAGACAAGGCGGCTGATGCGAAAAAGATAAAAAGTGTCGAAGACATGGGGGACGGGACTCTCCGAGTCAAGTGCAATGACGGATCTTTCGCTCGATGCTATAGTGTGGGCACTGGTTATTGGAAAGCTTCTGCTAAAGGACAAGACAAGGCCAGTGAGTCGGCGCAGAATAACGGGGCTGCACCGGGTGGCCCAGTGGGTGAGGGTATTAAAGCAATGACCAAACTCGCGTGGGATTCGATCGGCAAATTCGAATATCATCAGTGGTATAACGCCCGCCTGCACCCGGACCAGACTGGCGTCACCGACTGCTCAGGTTTCTGTTGGTGGTTGTATATGACGTGCTGCAATATTGATATCGGGCCAGGCGGAACCGCTGAAATCTACGGAAGCAGTACTGGGTGGGTTGTCGCATCCGGCTCAGGCTCGTTCGATGCGGCGGATCAAGTGCGTGAAGGCGACCTTGTTGTGTGTCGGTGGTACTCTGGGGGTGGTCATATCGAGTACTGCACCGGAGGCGCCGGCGGATGGGAGAGTATCGGGGCGCGGGGGCCGGACGGTCACCCGGAGCCCAATAGCGGATCATTGTCCATGTTCGCGGGATGTAGTTGGGAGTTAAGACGCTATGTCTAAGAAGAAAAAATTCTCATATTACTCCTTCGACAGAATTCTTTCCTATAATGCTGTCATCAACATGGTGATGGGGGCTCGTGGTCTGGGCAAAACGTACGGGGCTAAGCGCATGGTCATCCGGAATGCGTTGGAAAAAGGTGAACAATTCGTCTACCTGCGCCGCTACAAGCCTGAACTTAAGGGGTGCAAAACCTTTTTCGCGGACATCGCCCACGAATTCCCCGAGTACGAATTCAGGGTGCACGGCACTGAGGCGCAGTATCGGGGGCCGCTCCCCGACGAGAAGGACCCTTGGTTCACAATGGGGTACTTCCAGGCGCTGAGTGTGTCGGCAAGCGCCAAATCCATTGCGTTCCCCGATGTGACGACGATTATTTTCGACGAGTTCATAATCGAGACAGGGACGCACCACTATCTCAGCAATGAGGTGCGTACGTTCCTGGATTTCTACAGTACTGTGGATCGGTATGATGATCGCGTGCGCGTCCTTATGCTGAGTAACGCAATCTCAATCATGAACCCTTATTTCATCGAGTGGAAGATCTCTCCGTCGGATAAAATTAAGCGCTTCGGTGATGGGTTCGTCGCCATTGAGTTCGTGGATTCCGAACGCTTCGGGCGCGAGGTGCGGAAAACTCGGTTCGGTAAATTCATTTCCAAGTATAATAGCGAATACGCCGACTACTCCATCGAGAACGAGTTCAAGGACGACACGCCGTGGCTCGTCATGGGGAAGACTGGCACGGCCCGATACATGTGCACCTACCGCACGAAATATGGGTCGTTCTCCGTGTGGAAAGATGGTATGAGAGTATTCTGCCAGAAGAAATTACCCAAGGGAAACCAGTTGAAATTCTCCATGTGCCACGATCTGCGGCCCGGTGAGGTTTTCGTTACCCACCGGGACCGTGCGCCGCAGACTCTGAAACGCATATATAGACAAGGGAGATGTTTTTTCGATGGTCCCGAAACCCGGGAGATGTTCGCAGAGTTGTTTATGAAATGAATCACGGAATTTTTATTGATATTAACATGCTCGTCGGAATACTTCCCACGCTCGGCGTCCTCGCAACATTCGCCGTGTGGACCCGACGTCAACTATCCAAGATGGACGATCTGTTGGATGATTGGAGGGGAACTGACGCCAGGCCAGGCGTGCCCCGCCGACCGGGCGTCATGGAGCGTCTTGAAAAAATCGAGACCGACGTAAAAGAGATCAAGGAGATGAAATGAACATTAAGACGCGCAAGTATATCTACCGCATCTGCATTGCAGTGGCCTCGCTGGCGACCGTCCTCGGCATCGTCAAGCAGGAGATCGTGACCGCGGTCCTGCCCGTCGTCACCGCGGTGCTCGCACTGGCTGACGCCAACGTGCCCAACGAGGAGACGGGCGATGCCGACGCCCGGTGACATCGCCCGCGCCGTCGCCGACAACGACGCGATCGGGTACAGCCAGCCAGAGCGGCTGACCGTTTGGGAGGATTCGCCGTGGGGCGGAACGCCGCGGAACGTGGACTGTTCGGAACTGGTGTCCTACGCTTTCGACTACTGTGGGATCTCTGCGTTCCCGCAGTCCACGTGGACGGGAAGCATCGTGTACTGGGCGAGGCAGTACGGTGGCTTCGAGATTTTCGACTACAGCGCTGACTACGACTATCAGGACAGTGACATTCTGTTGACCGATGGACATGTCGCGATCGTCTCCGGTGACGATGTCTGTGAGGCGTGGATCGCCGAGACGGGCGACATTGACGGGGAGCGCGGCGACCAGACCGGTCAGGAAGTCCGGGTCACAAACTTCTACGAACATCCGTATCTACATAGGTGGGACACAGTCCTCCGATACACTAATATCACAGGAGATGATTTTGACATGACCTCTGAGGACCGCGAGATCTTCATTGATATTCGTGACCGGCTTCGCGAGATCAGTGACCAGACCGGCACTGGCATTGAGGGGCGCCGCTACGATGGCCCCATCGTGAGCAGGCTCAAGAGCATCGAAGCCAACACCTATGCCATCTGGGATCTCCTGGCGCCCGGCCGGGAGGGCAAGCGGGCCGCTGGGAGTGTGTTCCAGGCGCTGTGGAGCATCGGCAAGGCACTCACCAGTAAGTGAGCAACGTCACCCCTCCCGGGCTTGCACTGGGAGGGGTTTCGTGTATATGATAGACTCATCAAAGATGATATAATAGGGGAGAGTAGTATATAATGGCACGCGGTTGGATTCATGGGCGTCTTAGTGACGGCGCCGGCAGGCCCGCGAAAGGGCGCATCACCGTAACCCCGGACCCTCGAATCGTCGTGGACGATGGAGGAAGTGTCATTCAGCCCGTCATCCAGAACGTCGAGGGCGAGTTCGATGTGCCCGTCGTCGTGCCGGGGGAGGACACGAACCCCAAGCACTGGACAAGCCATGTCGTGCTCACCCGTGAGAGCCCGCTGGTGACCGTCATGGACTGCCATGACGTCCTGGTCGCCGGCGAGAACCGGCTCAGTGAGCTGGTCAACCGGACACCGGTGGCGCCCACGCACATGACCACCATTGAGGGTGAGATGCGCACCGTGCGGGCCGAGGTCACCAAGCTGTGGACGGCGGTGCAGGCAGGGCGGGTCAGGGGTCCCAAGGGTGATAAAGGTGACCAGGGCGACCCGGGGCCGGCGAGCACCGTGCCGGGTCCGCCTGGCGAGACGGG